TCGAAATATGGTTCGCCGTTTTCCAAAAACCACTCGTAAAGAGGTTTTAGATCAGTTGTATTGAAATTGGTCGTATTAAGAGCCATTCTTATACCTCCTTTACATATTTAAAGAATTTGGCTGTTCCTAGATCTGACGGAGATACGGATGCTGAACTACTGGTTTGACTTATAACCATACGTATATATACGGTGTCGCTATGAATTGCAAACGAGCCGTTATTACTCGTAACCCAACCAGAGCTGCTTAAGAAGTTCTTATTGCTATCATAGCAGAATAAATATCCTTGTAATGCAGTCCCAGACGTCGTTGTCGATATAAAGTTAACCGCCGCCCCTTGCCAATTCGAAGAAATTTCCAGGTAATCAACTAACCGTATCTTACTTGAGCTTGACGCTTCAGTTCCGTCGTTAATGTATATTGAACCCTGTTCCCACTCAAGATCCGTGAGATCTATCTCATCAACAAGCGCTTCTGCGCCCATAATACCAACCGGGGAACTATCCAAATACACCGCTGTTTCTGTTGGTGTTCCGCCCGATCCGCTCGAACCGCCCCCCGAAATCTCCACGCTGCCAAGGTATTGTTTTACCGTGCTGCCGCTTTTCACGTAGTAGACCGTGTTTGAATCGGCGGTACTTTGTGAGTAATCATCAGCCGAGCATTGCACAAATTTAAAATTCCCGATAGCTTCAACCGCCTTGCTTACCGCGTTTGACGATTTCGCCGAGGAACTGTAATCACTTCTCAGCACGTCCGACTGCCCGTAACTGCTCATTGTTGAGGTTGATCGGTATTTCCACATGATAGACATAGCAATAATGTTTGCTTCGGTCTTATAGCCGCCGTCCTCGGTGGGGAACGCGCAATATTTAATCGTGTCGCCCACGTCTACCGCCGGATCTCCGTTTTCGCTCATTTCGCATATTCCGTAGGTTATCTTTTTGAAGTAAGATACAAGCGAACTCAAAACCGCCCAAATAACGCCCGTCGGCAGATTTTCAAGGAACGGATTAGATTCAAGCGCGATCGCATAGCCGCTGTCGCCGTAAGATACCGCACTGCCGCTTGCCCCCGAATAAGTAAACCGCGTAACATTTACAACGAAATCCGACAGTTCGCTTGTAAATCTGTCGTTCGGGTAACTGTAGCCGTCAACGTCCGAATGGATTTTGCCGACGGCAAATTTACCCTCGCGGTTTATGTAGCCGAATCCGCCGATTATCGATAGAATGTATTGAAGCAAATCGCGGTATGTGTAATCCGTGTAATTAGCCCCCTTGAAGCTGAACGTTTTCGCGGCGTTCGGGAAATCCGCAAGCGACTTTTCAGAAACAGTAGAAGCAACATTGCATTTGTAGCAGATCCAGTTAATCCATTGCGCCGGACTGAGATCCTCGTCTTTCTTTTCCGATCCCGGATCTGCCGTAACGTCAAATTTGATCGTATCGTCAGTGCAGATCAGGCTTACCGTAAACCGCGAGCGGCTTATCTCCGTTACTCTGAATTTTCCCAGCGGCACGTCCTCATATGTGCCGTCAGAAAGCATTATTCCGAATTTCAATTCGATATATGCGCCGTCGTATTTATACGGATTTTCGGTGTCCTCGTAGTAAACACTTAGCCCCATTTCGCCGGCGTAAAATGTGCCTACATCAATATCGTTTCCGCTAACGCATTTTCGGCTTACATACAAGCTTCCCGACAAAATATTATCGTCCGAAAGTTCAATAACTTCGCCGCCCTTAAGCGTAGCAGTACCCGTAATTCTTACGGTTCGTGTATTTTTCTGTATTGCTTCTTTGTACGCTTCCGATACCTGATACAAATAATCACTCCCCTTAATATTCGATTAAATTGCAGCTCACCGTATACCAGTTTTCAGACGGATTTTCGGGATTCCATTTTATCAGATCCGCCGTCCGATCTCCGGCATACATAGTGTACTGCGCATATCCGCCGATAGTGGCGTCGTAAACCTCAGCCGTAAATTCTACTAGTGAGAGATAGCTAAGCAAGAAAATCATGTCAGATTCTTTCAACGTCCATGACAGCGTAAATTTTCGCGTATCTGCGCGCACTCTGTCGCGCTTCATATATCCCGCCTCCGAGCGGCTTGATTTATCAGAATCCAAATCCGCGCGTAGAATTTGAAAGGATTTCGGCGTTGGCATAGTCACGCCGTTTATTTTAAGCCAAGTAACCATGCCGCCTTACCTCCGTCCATTTGATCTCATAGCCTGCCGTTTGTTCTGCTTATACTGCTGTTCCTCGATAACCTGTCCGTCTATTGTAACGACGTTGTTTACCACAATATCTCCGTCAGCTTCCGTGCCGCCCTGCGCCGATTTTATCGCGTTGTATACTGCCGCGGCAATTGCCGCTGTGATTTGGTCGGTGTTTGCGACTGCCGTTTGATTGCCGATTCTGCCCACCAGTTCAGGCATACCGTCTTCGTTCGCATAGAACAAATTAGCCTTTTTCGGATAACCGCCGCTTGCGTAGCCTGCAATTCTTCTGCCACTTGCTGTGTAGTTAATGTAGCCGATTTGTCCGAGTGCTGTTCCTACTACTGCGCTAATGCCGTTTGCCATTTGCTGAAAAGCCGGAACGGCATCGTTATACGCGTTCATAAGCTGAATTTCAAACGATTCATACACGCCGAGCGTATCGTTGCAAGTATCCACAACGCCCTTTATACCGTCTGCAAAACCGTCCGACAGCGACAAACCTATGTTTGTACCTGTGTCTGTTAGGTCTATTCCGGAGAATGAAGAAGTGATTTGTGCCGCCAAAGCTGTTATGGAAAAGATAATCACGGAAGCTCCCGAAGTTATTCCGTTGACAAAACCAGTGTCAAAATCCTCTCCAATTTTTTGTGTTACTTTAGACGGAGAATGTGAATCAAGGCTTTCTCTCAGCGCAAGAGTAGCATCAGTTCCAAGTTTATTGGCGGCATTATTGGAAATAGGTAAATTGTTTGTTATACCTCCGCTAAAACCGCTAACTGCGCTTTTGCCGATTTTCGAGTTTTCTTTGACAATATTCTTTTTCAAAGTATCAAAGCCCCAATCGGCAGCACTGATGTTTCCTACCTTTGAGTTAATCTCTCTGCTCATTTTGTCAATAGCAATCGTAGCCGCCTGACCGTTAAACAAAGTGTTATAATCCGTTAAGGTCATTCCGCTTTCAAGTAAAGCTTGCTTTACAAAATTGTCTGTGCCGCTTGTCAATCCCATTGATTCTAGGAACTCTCTTTGCGCTTCCTCAATATCTTCCTCTGCCAAATCAGTACCTAATAACCAATCAGACAAATATTGACCGTAGCTTTCAAGATGACCGCTTTTTATATCGTTAAGGCTTTGTTCGATAACGTTGCTCATAGTATCTTCTATAGGCTCTAAGCCTTTAGCAATCTCCTGTAAATCCTGCTCTTTGAGTGCAAATACGTCTGTAAATGTATCACGAAGGTATTGCTTTTCTTCATCGTCTACATTCAATGTTTCAATCAACGATTCAACATTTCCTTTTGCATCTTTCAACTGATTTTGAGCGTCTGTAAGACTGTCCGCGAGGTTTCCAACTACCGTTTTTGTCGTATTGAAGTTTTCGAGATTAATATCAGTCGATGATAGTGTGGATATTTCATCATTTAAAGACTGGAGACTTGAATTTGTCGGTCCGATGTCAACACCCGTTATGTTTGCAAGTTGGTCGTACAGCGTTTTAAGCTGTGCAATATCTTCATTTGACATATCTTCCTTAGAAGTAAGAGAATCAATCTTTGCAGAAATTTCATCAATTTGACTATTGGCGTTTGTTTTTGAATCTTCAAGAATTTTATTTACGTGTTCTATGTCACCGCCTACAGCTTTTATAAAATCAGCGTTTGCATTGACATAAGTTTGTAAAGTGTCTACTGCTGAATTTGCGTAATCTTTTGTATCCTTTTCCAAATCAGCAAAAGCTTGTCGCAAATCTTCCATTGATTCTGTATCCCAGCTTTCGGGTGTAAGCTTTCCGAGAAGGTCTCCGACTTTATCGCTTGCCTCTTGTGCCGCATCTTTAATGTCATTAAGAGCGTCGCACGAATCATTAAAATTAGATTCTGCATCTACAAGGCTAGCGCTGGCGTCAATAATGCTTTGCGCATAATCTTTTATATTTATTCCTGCCGTTTGCCATTCCGAATCAAGAGCGGATTGTAGCGCTTTGTCTGCTTGATCCTTAGCTGCTTTTGCCGCGCCATATACAGCGCCAAACGCAGTTGCAAGTGCCGCAACTCCTAATCCGGGCAGACCGCCGAAAATCCATGAAGTAGCAAGACCGCCGACAATTAATGCGGAATCTCCAAGTGCTTTTTTCCATGTGAGCGTATCGTTCGTAAGATTATAAAACAAGTTATAACTTCCGTAGCCTGCCATTGCAGAACCGACAAGAACACCTAGTACTTTTTGTGCAAGTGTTAGTTGACTTCTAAAATTGCTTACACCGTCTTTTAGCTTTCCAAAAAAGGTTGTAGCTGTTGATGTTTTAAATCCGTCAATAAAGTTTCCAAGCCATTTTTTAGCAGTATTAAAAATAGATAATTCTTTTGCCTTGTCAATAAACTTTTTAAGCTTTGTCAACGCCCAAGCACCCGCAAGCAACGCCACAAACTTCTTTACAGAATCTTTGTTCTTATCGATCCATTTTCTAAGCGTTTTAAACTTATCAATAATCTCGCCAATCTTCTTCTTAGCCTTTTTATACAAATCGTCCGTCTGCTCGTCCAATCCTGCCAAGAAATCATATTCGGGCAAATCCAAACTCCAATTTGATAAATCAGACGTATCGTCGGCAGTAGAAGATCCGCTGTCGCTCGTTGTGTCGCTCTGTAAGATGTTCAGTTCGTCAAATCCTGCAAGCCGCTGAACCTGTTTAACGGTTTCCGCAACCGAATCTGCCGCGTCATCTGCCGCGCTCGAATAATCTTCCATTTCGTCCGTAGCCGTGCTGAGAGTGCCGCTGTAGTCAATTTCGGGCAGTTCAAATCCCCACTTTTTAGCAAGCCAGTTTCCTAAATCCGTAAGAAGCCTGATAGCAACCTGTAAATACGGTATTAGCTTTACTGCGAAAACGCTTACGATATTACCGACGGCGCGCTTAAACTGCTCAAACTGCTGTGACAAAATTCGCATGGAGTTTGCAGGCGTAACAATCGTTCGTGCCATATCTCCCATGACATTTTCCGACTGCTCCATAATCGCCAAGTATCTCAACTGCGATTTCTGCGCCTGTGTCATGTTGTTGATATTCTGCTTAATTCCGTGCGAATAAGCAAGCTCTTGTAAAGTTGCCGCGTCAAGCGCATAGCCCAAACGTCTCAACGGCTCTAATTCGCCCGAAATACCCGACTGTAGCTTTGTCATAGCTTCCGAAGTGTCGATATTAAAGAACGACGAAATGTCATAGCCTAACTGCGTGAGGTTTTTACTCATGAGGTTTGCTTTTTCCTCGACAACGCCAAAACCTGTTGTAACCTGCTTGAAAGTACCCTGATTTACAATCCATTCCGAAATGTCAATTCCGAGTGCTTCGTTTACCGTCTGCGCATACTCATATGCAGAATCGGCGGCGTTACCCATTGCAACGGTAAACAGGTTGAGGTTTTCAACATATTCGTTACTGCTTTCAAGGCAGTCGCTGAGTACATTTGTAAGCTTAGAAGCCGCGTAAAACAGCGCAAGCATTTTAAGCCGTACTTTTCCGATTACGGTTGCAAGAGCCGTTTCCGTTTTTGTGACCGTCTTTGTCGAGGTTACAAGCTGTGAATTACTGCTTACAACTTTCTGAATGTTAGGCGGCAACTGCGCATATCCGTTTCCAAGCTTTTCCATAGCCGCCGCAAGCGGAGTTATAGCCGCTGTGACCGCGTTTAAATCGCTCGCAAACGAACCAAAATTCATTGTATTTAACTGCTCCGCAACGTCGGGGAGCTTTTTCAATGAGTTAATAAACGTATTTACATTGTTTTTTCCAAGCGTTTCAAACGGCTTTACCGCGCTTACAAACTGCGAAATGTTGTCTGAAATATCGGGCATACCGTTGAGATTATCCGCCGCCGATCTAAGTTTTGTCATTTGGTTTGCAAACGATGTGAGATTAGGGACGTTAATCGTGTTCAACGCTTCAAGCGACTTTGCAAATGCGCCTACGTTGTTGGTTGCGGATATACCGCCGACTGTGCCGCTGACGTTTGCCAGCTTTTCAATCTGATTTTGTAATTTTGTCAGGTTCGGCGTTTTTATGTCATTAAGCTTGTTTACGTCGTTTACAAACTCCGAGATTTTTCCCGAACCGAAGCTTATGTTTTTGATTTTTTCGCTTGCCGCCGCAAGCTTTTCCATTTGGTTTTTCAGCTTGGCAAGTCCTGTACATCTTCCCGTTGCTGCCTGCAATTTATCAAGCACAGAAACAAGCTTGTCAATGCTTTTTTCCGCTTTATCTGACGTTGCGGATATTTCAATATTCAACTCGTCAATGTTGATTTCGTTTGCCATTTGCTATCACCTGCCTGTGCGTTAGTTAGTCCATTGGGAGATTCTTAAACATTTTCGTCCAACTGCTCATTTGCAGTTTAAACCTAAGCTGTTCCTTTTCAATCTGTTCCTCGGTAAGCTGTTTCTGCTCCGATTTCGGCGTGAATTCAATCGGTTTTTCAAGGTAACTTATGGGGCGAGAATTTTTCTTGCGAAACGCGTTTGCAATCGTGCAGGAAAACGCTTCATAATTATACAAGCCTTGCAACCAGCAATTGTAATTCATTTCGTCGAAACGCCGCTTATTCCGCTGCTTTTCCGCTTCACGATAAAATTTTGGGAGGGATAAATCTCCCTCCCAAAATTCTTCGTATGACATACCAATTGAAAGATAGAAGGGGAAAACTTCCTCAAATATTTCGGTATAGGTTTTCGGCTCTGCTTCCTTTACTCCCAAAGAATAAAATTTTCGGTGTTCTCCGTTTCGGTCGTTACATCGTCATCGTAAAGCGCGTTCATTGTTTCGGTGAACATCTCCATAAGCCTGTCACGGAGTGCGCCTTTGTTCGCAATGCTTTCGTAGATCTCTTCAATGGTTTTCAGCATTACATTCTTGTGATTTGCAAAAAACGCGCCGCGGAAAAGATCTTCGCAGAATGTAACAGGCTTTGCGATAGCTTCGTCGTTAAACTTAAAACCCGTCTTTTCCATTAGCTTGATCGACTTTCTTGTAAATTCAAGCTTGTAATCTGTACCCTTGTATGTAAATTTAATAGGCTCTGACATTTATGTTACCTCCGATAAATTATTTGGTTACTGTCGCTGTAGGCTCTGTAACGTTGGTGGGCTTGTCTACCCACCTAGGCTGATTCTGCGGTGTAACGTTTACATTTGTTGTAAGCGCGCCGTTTACCTCAATTGCCGGCAGTCCCTGAGCAGACGGTTCACATGCAAACGCCATAGCTTTTGCAAGCTGGGGGTGAATGATGAAAAACCAAATGCGTTTACCGTCAGCGTTTGCGGATTTGTACTTCGTCATTACCTGATTGTCCCACACGTCGATAAGAAGTGCGGTAAGGTTTGCACCGAACTGAATCGCGCCGCCGAGATCCTTAAGCCCTGCTACATACTGCTTGTATTCGGTCTGTGAGAGGTCTGTAACGTCGATTGTTTCAGGCGAGGGGTTCATTTCAGGTGTAGATGTGATAGACGGCAGATACGAAAGACCTGTTGTCGGCATTGTACCGGCTGTTTCTTCCACGCCCCATGCAACACGCACGCCAAGGGTGCTAAGGTTAATTGCTTCTGACATTTTGGATTACCTCCTTTATGTTGTGTAAATCCAGCCGTCTTTCCCGATAACGGCTTTGAATCTCATTTTTATTCGATAAATTTTTGAATCCGCGAGGTTGTCAAGCGGTTGACAAAACGTCCTCGTGAAATTATGCTCCGTGAATACGTCGCTGATAATAGCCGCGATTTCCTTTGCCTGCCGCTTCCTGCCCTGCGTAAGGTTGCTGTAAACGTCAATTTCGTACATCACGTTTGCATGGTTTTCAATATTTTCCATTGATCGCGTTTTCATCAAAACGCTGTTGTCGGTTTGAATTATGCTGACTGCCGGGAAAAGCTCCTGCACGGTGCGGACTGGCTCGCCCGTTATGAAGATACCGTTTTCACCGAACTGATCGTAAAGCGGCTTGGCAATTGTATCAAACACCTGATTTTCAAAATCAATCATTTTCTCCAAACCTCCTTAGTAATCTCATTCAGATTTTGCCGCAACTCCTGCGCGGTGTTGTACATAAACGGTCTTGACGGTAAACCCTCTGTGAATTTCCATGTGCCGTCATCAGCAGGATAATACCAACCGATCCGCCCGTCAGACAGCGTTACATACGTTGTGCCGCCCATGTACTTATATCCAACCTTTGACATTGCTTCACCGATATACGGCGTTCCTTTGCCTTTTGTGCCTGTTCCGAACTCAACGTAAACCGCATAATCGCAAGAAACACGGATAAATCCCTCCATTGTTCCGGCATTGAAGCCTGCGCTGACCTGACTTAGCAAATGCCCCGTGTCGGGAATGTTAAGCCTGATTATTTCTGCCTTGCAAAAGTCCAATCCGTACACCACCAGATCAAACACAATTTCTTGTGCTTTCTCCCGGATCTCCTTTTTGTAAGCCAGTAATTCTTTTTTTGCGTTTTCAATGCTTTTGGAACTTAGCGATAGTTTAACGGTTTTCATTCACTGTCACCTGCTGAATAGCGTAAGCCGTTTCATTCAACGATTTGGCTTTTCGCCTTACGATAAAATTGTGCGGCTCGCTGACCGCTGTACCGATCCACAAAAGACTGTTTTCGTCGATCGGGCAGTCAGTTCCCGAAATGCTCATTACGCGGTCGTAATCGGACAAATTACCGAACATCTCCGCAGAAATATCGCCGGTATTAGCTGAGACGTAAATGTCAAGTGGTTTTTTCTCGTCGTAAACCGGGACGTTTTCGCCGGTGAAATGTCCGCTTTCGTCCTTTGCCTTTTCCATTCCAAGCAGATTGGCATAATAAATCCTCTGCTGATTTCGTTTTAAGCTTCTCATTCGGGGACACCACACATCGGCGTTATCTCGTTAAGCAAGCTTTTTGAAACTCCTGCACTTTCGTATGTGCGAGATATTCCGTTTTCACTGTGAGCGGATTCACCCTCTGCGCCCTGCTTGTTGTAAAGTTCAACCGCGATCCGCAGCTGTAGATCGGCATATTTAGGTTCGATCTCCGTTTCTGTAGTGCCGTAAGGAAAACGCCTTGCTAGGATCATGCTTTTCGCCGTCTCCAAGAAATCCAGTAAAATCAAGTCGTTTTTCTCCTCCGGGATTCTGATTCTAAGCCTTTCAAGCGCGTCCATTGCAAGTCCTCCTTACTTGTTTTTTATCCCTCTGCCGTTGCTGTAGAGATAACAAAAACCTTATCCATACCCTCAAACGACGGGAGTGTGATCTCGGAAGCGTATGTTGCTGTGTTTACCGGGATCTCGTTCTTGGTAATAACCGTAACCGCAACGCCCGTATTTACTACAGCGACGTTTGCGCCCTCGGTGCTTGCAAGATCGGCTTCTTCGGGGGTTGTGCCGAAATATGTGTTGCCGAGCGGCGAAGAGGGGAGAAGCGTTGCCATGTTATCCGGGTAGAACTTCTGTGCCTTGCCGCTTTCGTCGTTGAACATCTTGTTGTAAACAACTGCTTCAAGCGAAAGTTCTTCACGCAGATAATCCTTTACAAGCGCGGTTGTCATTCTTACCACGCCGCCGTTAGCCGCCGCCTTTGCAAGGCAGTAAGACTGAAGCTTCTTGTTGTTAACGAGGTCTTTCATTGTCTTCTTATTGAGAAGCAGAACCGTAGGTCTTTCGCCGGTTGTTTCCTCGATATAATCCTGCGCGTCCTCGATGTCGGAAATCGGATCGGAGTTATCGTAATCCGTCCATGCGTTTTTGCCCGTGAGCGCCTTGAAATTGTTCTTTGCAAAGCTGCCGTCAGTGTCGTAGTTGTATTCATAGGAAACATTACCGCTCGAAATGAGGATCTTGGGCGAACCGTCGGCAGGGGAGAGCAGCTGCATTCTCATTCTTTCGGGAACAACAAGCGCGCCGTCGATCAGATTCTTAGCGTCGTTGTAAATGTTTCCAAGAACAACCTGCGCATAGGGATCTTTTGAATCCTGCACGCGTAAAATCTCCTGCCTGTCGCGCTCGTCAATCTTAAATCCCTCACGGAAAAACGGCATTTCAGTCTGAATTGCCGTTACGCCGATTCTGTCGCGAAGTTCAGCCTGCGCGTCAAATGCCGACGGCTTAAGAGAAACGGGAAGTCCGCTCTTGCCCTTAATGAATTTCAGATCCAGTCCGGTCTTTTTCTTTGCCGGAAAAATAGATTCGCCGAAATAAGGCGCGGAGTTCTGCTCTGCAAGAAGCTTGTTCCAGTAAATAGCAATTGCTTTTGCGGTGAAAATCTTATCAAGTACCATTTCTTTTTACCTCCTTAGTCAAAAAATGTGATTCTGGGGAACTTTGCCTTGACTTCTTCGGAAACTGTAACGCCGAGCGCGGTAAGCTTCTTATTGTCAATAGATCCCTCATAAATTGCCGCTTCCGACACGTCGCCGTCTGTTACATCGACTGTGTGAAGAAGCAGTCCTACAGGCGCAGATTCGCTTGGTACAGGCGTGCCGGCTTTTACGATCTTTCTGCCCGATTCATTTGCCGTAACGCCGCTTGACGTTACAGTCACAGCCGCCGCCTTGTAATCGTTGAATTTAAGAATACCAACGTCGCCGGTTACTGTTGTGGTTGTCATTTTCATAGCCATTGTTAATTACCTCCCGTGTAGAATTTTCTTGCTTCGTTTGCAGATTTTACCGCGCCTGACTGCGCCGCCGCAATGCTCTCCGCAAGCGTTTCTGCTTCCGATTTCTGCTCGCCGTTTCCTGCCGCGTTGCTGCCTGACGGCTTTGTAAAATCTGTCATTTTCTTATCTTTCAGATCAGCTTCGTAATCAGACTTTTTCTTCGAGATAAGCGCCGCCATGCTTTTTGCCGTGTTAACGGTTTTTTCCTCGTCGTCGGACACAATGCCGTCGATCAGATCCTTATAATCGTCCTCGGTAAGTCCTGCTTTCGTCAGTTCCGAAACAGCCTTTGTGCGGTTGAGAAGCTTCGCGTTTTCGCTCTTGCTCTTAGCAGCTTCATCAATCAGCTTCTGCAGCTTTTCTTCGTTTGTTAACTTTTCGGCTTCTGCCGCGTCATATTTCTGCGCCTTTTCGCGTAAATCTTTCAGTTCGTCTTCCGAAACTGCGCCCTTTTTCGCGACTGCGACTTCCGTATCGACTGAATTCTGAATTGCAACGATCTGTTCGGGTGTTGCGTTCGGTATCAGCTTTAAAATTTCTTCTTTTGTCATGCTTTTCTCCTTATCTAACAGGTTTCATAACGCAACGGCAGTTAACCGTTTCGTCTGCCGTTGCTCCTAGTGAGGTGTCGTGAGGAAACATAAGCAAGCTGTTTCCAACCTCAAACGGCTCTGCAAGCGGTTTAATCTGCCCGTCTGCGATTTTGTGTGTTTCCCTGACCTTTTCGTCGCGAAAACTATTCCACTGCTTACGCGTATATCCGGCGCGGTAATAGCCGTCGAGTGTCGCGAGATCGCACATTCCGTTAACCTCGGTTCTTGCAATATCCCTCGCTCGCTCGCCCGAAAATGTGTAATCACTGTCGGGATTTTCGCTTGTGGTTTTCTGAATCCACCGGGCAAAATCAACGGAGTGCTGTTTCTGCCATTCGTCAGCGGTTGGATATTCGCTGCCGTTCGCGGAAGAAATCAGCGACACGTATTTCAGATAATATTTATCGCACACGGTACGCCACTCCTGCGCTAACGGTACTGTAAGCAATCCTATAAGCAGCAGTGCCTTTTCGGTGCTTATCCCCGATTGAACGGTTTCTTTTTGTTTTTGAAAAATTTTTCGCACACGTTCTTCAAATTCGGTTATCATTTGAATCCTTAACAGCTTTTCGGCTATCGGCAGATCCATTTTCGATACCCAAAGGATATTTAACTCATCAAAATCAGCTATCGCCATTCTGCTCACCGCCGTTTCCGCCTAGCTTGTCAATCAGCGCGAAAACCTCGTCTGTAAGCGGATCTTCGCTGTTTAGATCGGCTTTCTTTGTCAGCGCGTTTATATCCTCGCTGTCGGCGTTTCCTGCCGCGATATTTGCAAGCGTTTCTCGACTGTCCTGATAAACCTGTTCGGGATCTGAAAACAGCCCGCAATACTCAATCGCGATACGGGGGTGAATTCCCGACTGCAACAGATTCGTTAACGCCTGTGTTTTTACCAACAGATTATCCGTCTTGTTTCTCGTAAACTTCACATCAATATCGTGAAGCTTCAACTGCTTTACCTCGGGGGGCGAATTTTTTCTGTCCTGACAAATTTTCAATACGGCTTTAAGCATTTGCTTTTCCGCACCGATAAACAGCGGTTCAAACGCTTTTGCCGCCGACTCTGCCATTATCCAACCCTCGCCGATTATAAGCGCCTGTCCCGTGTTACCTCCTGCCGAAGCGCGGCGGTCGGGTACGCTCGCAATCGTGAGCATTTTTTGATAAATATCGTCCTTGGTTGTCTGCGTTTCGGTTTGACTAAGAACGTTTGTAATTACTTGAATGTTTGCAGGATTGCCCGGCTCGGATTTCGTCATAATCGCGCCCTTATCTTTAAGCTTTTGGAACTGATCGTCGCTTATCTCGCAGTTGTTGAACCAAATCAGATTTTGTACGGTCTGCTCGATTGAATCAACGCAATTTGAACTTAAAACATTCAGCGCGTCACACAACGGTAACACAGGTTCAAATGAACCGATCATATCGGGATTGTTTCGATATTCAAAAATCGGTATAATCCCGATAGGGTTTTCGGCGATCTCGACGATCTGATAGCGGCTTCCGACAAAATCCACTTTCCAAACCTGAGTATCGGAATAAATCGTCGCTCGGTTGAAATCTTTCCCGTCGAAGCCGTATCTGTTCACATAGGTAACGCCAAGCAACGGCTTTTTCTGAAAATCGGGCGAGCGCACAATAAAAGTGTTTCGCGGATCAAGCACGAATGTTTCAAACGGCGTTTCGGTATTTTGCTCTGTTGGAACAACCAATCTGAACCCCAAACCGCACTTGTTGATCCATTCCGCAAGCTCGCGGTCTTTCCCTGCTTTGTTGTCAAGCTGCATAAGCTCGTTTAACGTTGCTACTCCCTCAGATTCGGTTTCGGGCGCGATTTCGCAGTCGCCGCGCCGCACATACTGAACCGGTTCGCCGAACATATAACCGACTTTGAAGCTGTCGATTTCAAGCGCGTGATTTTCAACGATCCGATTTGTAATTTCGGGTCTTACCGTTTTCTTTCGGTTCAAAATCGGCTGCTTGCCCTTGTGGTACTTATGGAGATAGTCAATCTCCCTGCGGTTTTTCGAGTGGACCGCATACGCCCTTTGAAGCACTTCACAGATATTTTCGTCTGTGATATTGTCGGTATAGCTGTAAATTGTTCGCCTGCCGTGATACGTCTGATTGCCTATCTCTGCCACCCCCCCCTGTGTGTAGATATAAAAAAAGAG